CGACCCCCATTATTTCATCACATGTTGTGGTCGACGCACTCATATGGTACATACTTTCAATTTGGAATTCACACATCTTAATTTTTTTATTAATAAATGCTGGGTTAAATTGCGTTAATAGTTGATACTCAGATAGTTTATTGTCGCCATTACGATAATATAAACAATTCTTCGTTTTAAGCAGTTTCATACGTTCACTCCTATAAAGAGAGCCTACCCAAATTGGATAGGCTATTTTTGATTTAAGCGTTACGGAACACTTCGTTATACTTACTTTGAATGTTAATAATTTCTATATCGCCATCATTATCTTTGATAACTGGTTGCCCGTTATTTTGTAATCCAAACTGTCTTAAAACATTATAGTTATACTCTAATTTTTGATATTCTTCATTATTTCGATATGGATAAATTACCTTTTCTACCAATACATCAAAGTAAGGTTTTAACCTTACATTTTCATCTTCAGTAAGACGACTTTCTATCGCTTTTTTATAGATATTAAGTTCATATACATTAGTGGTTTTAGGATTGGCATTATAAACAAGATTAAATAGTTCTTCTGCATCAATTAAATTTACTTTCGCCTCTATGTCTTGACGTTTCAACATTTCAACTTGTGGATTCTCATATGAAGATTCTTTCTCTTTTTGTTGGATTTCTACTATTTTTTCTTCATGTTCATCTAATAATATTTGTCCTAATTCTTTGAATTTAGATTGTAGGCTCAAAGCCTTATTATCCATTTTATTTTTAATAACATCCATTTTATAGCCTTGTCTAATTAATGATTTCGTTTCTGTTATTAGATCTTCAAAATCTCCTAACAAATTTCTATAACGTCTATCATTAAAATATACATCCCACGTATCACCCGTGATTGTTGTAGTTGTCATTTATAAGTACCTCTTTCTTTAGTTTTTGTTTTACACTTCAATTCGTTTCAAAGCTTCATAGCGTTTCATACTGCCATCAGCTAATTTCTTAATACTTCTCATCGCTTGTTGCTTTTCTTGTTCTGTCGTAATGATGTAATAACCACGTTCACTAGGTTTATAACTGCATCCGATAGGATAGCCATAATCATATACTAATGAATTGATTACTCTTCGTAACCATCGTTCATTGCTTGAATTATATTCATATCCCAATTGATTTAAGATTTTAGTTTTAGTAATATACTTATTGGACGTATTTTTTATCACATTGAAAACTTGCAGGTGTTCGGTGGGTAGATGATACGTCTCTTTTTCTGCGATACTTTGCATTTCTACACCTCTTTCTTTTAATTATTTCATACCTAAATTATACCATTTTTACAGGTCTAAAACAAACTTACGTTCGCTTTATAGCGCGTTTTATCAATTGTTTAGCTTATCATATATAACACTTATAAAATCATGTTATAAACTTAACGTTAGGCTTTTCACATTAACCTAATATAGAACTTAAGTTCGGTAAAATAACACGAACAAACAGCGAACAAACTTAACTTTTAGGCCTATGCCAAAAACACAAACTTTAGCTTGTATTAGCGTTAACAAAGTTCTCACACCTTGCACAAATCTTGCCATTTTTTCAATTCTCAAAGACTGTATACCTTCCGATTTTAAAAGCTAACACCTTTATATAACCTTATTATTTTCAAAGCCATAAAACAGCTCAATATCAACATTTCACACTTTTTTAATTTCGCACACCTATCTATTAACTCACTATTGTTGCAACCTTTACATTTTAAAACTTCTATACCTTATACTTTTACATTAGGAGCCACACACCACGTGTGACTCCATATTTAATTACTTATTCAAACTGTAATAAGATGACTTCAACTCAGTTAACTTACGTTCTAAAGCCTTGTAATCCTCTTGTGTAGCCTTCTCATCTTGTACAAACTCAGTTACTAATTTTAATCCCTCAACTAACTCTGGTGCTGGTTCATTGATTCCCGTAGCTATCTGATACAACATTTCAATATTCGCTATCACATCAGTATTACTCGATTGAATGCCCTCAAGTGTATCAGTATCAAATCCATTTTCTAGGTACTCAAACACATCACTATTATTTGATTCTGCATATGTTTGTAATCCATACATAAAATATTCATCTTCAAACAAATGACTAGCCATCATATCACTAATAGAAAGCTGTTTACCGTCATGTAATTCATAACCTACATAATGCCCCTCTATGCTTCTTATAAGCCCCTCAGTGTGCTTAGGTGACGCTAATTCAAACGATTGCCTTACTTTACAATCTTTAATATATACATGTCCGTATAATTTACCTTTCATCATCACGTATACCATATCAAATGGATCATTATATATTTTGAAAGCGAAATGCGTTTCTCTACTACTTTCTAATAAACCTGTGTAATACCTTAATAACGTGCCTGCTCGTGTTTCAAATTCATTTACTACAGTTTCTATGTTCATTGCGTTATCTCCTTTTGAGCCATTTTGCTGAATTGTTCAAACTCACCTGTCTCAGGATTAAATTTTTTAATGCTACATGTGGCTGCTTTATCAATGCACCCCACATCATCACTGTCATAAAAATTAATATTATGCGCTTTACTTAAAGCCATACATACAACTGGTGAATACCATACTTCATCAGCTTCTATATATTCGACAAATAAATTTTCGGGTGCTGGTATAATTTGAATTGGTGCATCATGATGAAGTTGATTATAAATTTTCTCTTTGTCATTCATATTAGACACACTCCGTTTCTTTCTTACTAATAGTAAACGTGACAGGTAGCCAATGATCTGTTTTAATGTTTTTCGAACTTACAATAGGCAAATCCAAACCTTTACCATCAACCATATAAACAATTGGCTCACAAATATCCATCTCAATACGTCTGTCTTTTTTAAGTTCAGCGATAACATCAAACGCTTCTTGATTCCACCCAATCCAAAACACAACATTGGGATGTTGACCACTTGTATATGCGCCGTCACCTTTATAATCAAAGTTATTTTCTTCAAATACACGTTCTATTTCTACAAATGATGTACCAGCATGCGCCTTTATATATTCTAAAATTTCTGACTTTAATTGATTTTTATTCATTTTCTTCCTCCTAATTTTTGATAGGTGTCCCATTTCGCTATTTTCAATATGTTTCAGGACATTGTCAGGACAATGCTCAAACACCACTCTCCCAATGGATTAAAGTTATCTGTCCCATTGTCCCACTGTTTTATGCCTACACTTATATATTTTTTAATGTGTATATATTATTTTAAAAGTTTAGGGTAAAAGTTGCGGGACACAGGGACAAACATAACATAATGCTTACTGCCACAAGAGATTGAAGGTGTCCTACCATTGTCCGATAATCGTCCCGTTGTCCCGTTATTTTTGTTCTTTGCTTTTTAAACCTTGATAATAGGATATTAAATTAATACCAAAACCATATTGTCTACCAATACCTTCACCAAATCTATGACGCGACTTACTTTGCCCACAATAACTTGTATTTCTTAACGCTTTATCAATTTTTCTTAAATGGTGTTGTTGTGGTTGGTCATCTCGTTTCATCATCACTTTCCAAATTTCCATGCTACATACCTTGTCACGCCATACATAAGCACCTGGTTTTGCATTCGGTAATTCAATCAATTTACCATCACCATATAATTTAATATAGTCTTGGTCTATAACATCATGCGCAGACACTCTTTTTTCTTCTAACGTTCTATACCAATAGTCTGACGGAATAGGACGTTCAAGAAATTCTTCTATTTCTCCAACTAAAGCATCTTTTTCAGAATGAGCTTCTTGGACTTTTAAAGCCATTTCACTCGCTTCTTTATCTAGCAACAATGCTTTATCTGTCGGATTCTCATCAAAATATACTTTAGCTTCGGCAAACATTTGTTGCACAACAACTGGTGTTAGATCGTCAAATGGGCTTTTAGTTACTTTATTTTTATCTGTCGTAATAGGGAAAAAACGACGATTGCCTGTTTGGTCTTTTAAAAACTCATAGTTATTGGTTGTCCCTACAAACACACACTGTCTAGGATGACGCTCTGTGCGTTTACCATACGAAGCTCTATAAATATCTACAATGGCACTTATAAAACCCTTAATATCTTCAATAGTAGACTTTTGAAATGCCGACAGTTCTTCAATTTCACATATCCAAGAACCCTGCAATTTCTTATAGACCTCATCACCTTTAAACGTTTTAATACTTTGGTTATACCAATGACCTCCCAATTTACTCACTGCCGTAGATTTCCCAACACCTTGACCACCATATAAAATAATCATGGAATCATATTTAATACCTGGCTGATAGATTCTAGCAACTGCACCCATCATCCATTTCTTTGTAACTTCTCGATTGTAGTGATTATCTTCAGCACCTAAATAATCAATGAAGAGCGTTTCAATTCTTTTGATTCCATCCCATGATTTAGATTCAATCATCGATTTAATAGGGTGGAATCTATTTTGATATGCTTCCTTTTCAATTACAGTATCAATAAGATCGCGGCTAAACTGCACATTATACAATTTATCAATATGTGAAATCACATGTGTGGTATCTATATCAGCCCAATAATAATTCGCATCCCCTTTTGACCTCCAATACGGTAGACGTTTCAGCTTGGTTACTTTTTCAAAAGCGTCATATTGTACTAGCCCTTTTAAACTCTCATCATTACACAATATGATTTCAGCATTTGTAGTCGTTTTTTTCAATGCTTGTGTAGTGGCAGAACGCCTTAATTGACTTTTCCAATCATTAGCATTTAAAACACCGGTTCTACTATCAATCATTTCAAACACTTCATCATTTGTTACATTTTCCAAACAAAAACCTCCATTTCTAACTGCTTTTACTATCTTTTTTCAAAATACTTTTAAAAGTATTGTTTACTTCACTTTGATTAATAGGTGGTTTGCATACACTTGCCCACGCACTCACTAACCCATAAACTAAGTTTGGATCTACATACCTACGCAAAAGATAACCTGTAATTGAAGCCAATGTTGAATTGCGCTCTCCCTCACTTACACCAAAAGCTATATCTCGCCAATACGCACTATCACGTCGCGTGTACCCTATAACATTAGGACTAGCATTTGATTGTTCAAGTTCCTTCGACCACTGTTCGAGCATATCAACATCGATAATTGGACAGTCATTCACTCGCTTAATAAATATGTGCCCTTTTTGAATAACTGGTAATGCAAAACATCTACTTGGCTGATATGAACCTTCATCAACTTTATGACCAATTTTGTTTGCTAATACCTTTGAATATTTACGATAATCATCTGCACTTATTCGCTCATTTAGAGGGATATACAGGCGTATTCTAGCTTGTTCAGTTCTGTGCGAGTAACTTGTGTGCCAAAACCATGCAACATTGCTTAAAGCTGAGCTGATTGCTCCATGTAATTGCTTTAAATCATTTATTTCATCGTAATCAAGTACAATCACATCTCTGTATACGACATTAACGTCATTGCGATGCTTTTTGATAATTTCACCATGATCATTTGCACCGTTTTTAATATCACCGTAAACAGCAACACCACGTGCATACTTATAATTTGCTTCTATAGGCACAGACAGTTTATTAATTAACTTACTCCATTTAGGTTTTGAAAAGCTCTTAAATGAACGTGAGTCTAAACTTTCATAATGTACCACTGAAACATGTGTGTCATATTCTAATTTAATTTCATTCATTTTTTGCACCTCTTAATGAAACAACAGAGCAAAGATGTTATAATAAAAATAGTTATTTTTTATTAATTACTCTGTAATTTTTAATTTCTTTGCGTCATCTGATTCCTCGCCAAAGTTCTCAGATGATGCTTTTTCTATTTCATGAAACTTTTGTATAAGTTCACCGAATTCTTTTAAGTACACCTGTAATAACTCAACTGTATGTTCATTTTGTATACGATGTTCTAAATAGCTAGCAGAAAAATTAATATGTTCCTGTTTTGTTTCTAATTCATTTTTGACAAATTTATCTTCAACAAACCAACCATGTTTGATAGCTACATCATTGATTTTTTCTTTTATCACTTCAATATCACACATCAAATCTTTAATTTCCCAATTCATATTTATTCTCCTTTTTCTAATTGAAAATTATTCTTTAATTCTTGTGCGCACCATTTCATTATCAATTCTAAGTGCTTTTCAGGACTGATCTCTGAAACCACTTCAATACCATCAACATATTCCGTGTGTTCATAACTTTCAAAATTATTCATGATACTTAACTCAAGTTGATAAACCACGTGTTCTATTACTTCTTTTTGTTCATTATTCATTTTCTAATCCTCCTGTTAAATTACATCCTAAAGTTATTAGCCATGCATAAACGCTAAAAGCAACATACATGTTAGATATTGCTAGTAATAGTATTGTTAACAATGAAACTAAGCAGATATAAGTTAAGTATATTTTCATTGACTTGCCTCCAATAACTTTTTGATATTGACTTGTTTAAAGTCGTTATTCTGGATATTCATATGAGCAGTAAGCTGTTCCATGAATGCATCTACATCTGACTTTTTGAATCTGTATGTAGATCCAACCATGTAATACTTCATACCATTATTAATTAGTAATTCTTCAATCGTTGGTTTACTTAAATTCAGATAGTTAGACAATTCTTTGTAAGTCATGAAATATTTCTCTTTCGCTAATTCTTCCACACGTGCATTTATAGCTTGTTCGAGTATCTCACGAGCTTCGTTTTCATCAATATTAATATTGAACATTTGTTATACCTCCTTTTTTTCAATACCAAAAAACTCATTAAGAGTTATTCCAAAGTAGTCACATAACGTTAGTACTGTTTTCGTGTCTGGACTTTCAGTTTTTTCATGATATAAACCATAAATTGTTGTTCTTGAAATTCCAGTTTCTTTGCTTAATTTCGACGCATTAATTCTTTCTTTCCCCATCAACATGCTTAAATTATTTTTCAATTAAGTCACCTCCTCTTTGTTTGTATGTACAATTATATATTTTGTGTACAAAACAATCATACAACTTTTCAGGTTGCACTGTCAACAAATACTTTTTTTGATTGTATGTACAACCAAAAAAAGAGTATACTACTATTAAATGAGGTGATAATTTGAAATTCAGCGAAATGTTAAAAAAATATAGAACAAAAGAAAACTTGTCAATTAATAAATTAGCTAAATTGTCAGGTGTATCTACTACTTACATTAGTAAGCTCGAAAAAAATGATCGTTCATATCCAACTGTTGAGATAATATTCAACTTAGCTTATGGAATAATTATGAAGATAAAGGAAAAATATGATGGTATTGAAAATTCTGATGATTTTTTATATCCCCAAATAGAAGAAATAATATCTTCTTTCGCTACAAGTGAAGATAGTAATTTAGATGAAGAAAACAAAAACACAATAATAGATGACTTTATTATGTTTATGGAACGAAAAGAAAAAGAATTTTTGAATAAAAGTTTTGGTGATAACAAAGAAATTTACGAAAACAAAATAGCTTTGGTTTCCAACTCAATGAATTATAAAAAAACAGATTATCCTTATTTTGATTTAAAATGGTTACTTTCTCAAAATAATTTCGAAGTATTTTATGGAAGAGATTTTATAACTAATTTTGCAACAATTGAAGATAGTAAATTAAACACTAAATCAATGTACTTTTACAACATTTTAGATAAAGAAGATTTAAAAACCATCCAAAGACTAATAGAAGTTTATCTAGAAAGCAAATATCCTAAAATAAAGGATAAAGATGACTTTTTTGTTTTGGCTACTGATAAACAAAATAGAATAAAAAACACCATAGATTGGTATAATATCAATTAACTGAGGTGACAAAATGGCATCATATGAAAAACGCGGAAGTACATGGCGTTATCGTATATCACTAGGAAAAGACGCAAAAACGGGCAAATATAAATATATTTCAAACTCAGGTTTTAAACGCAAATCAGACGCTAAACACCACGCTGAAATGGTAGAACGTCAATTAAGAACCGGTGATTATATCGCACCGTCCACATCTACATTTAAACAGGTTGCTAACGATTGGCTTAAACAATATGCTAACGAGGTAAAAGTAAGTAGTGTCAGAGCACGCGAGAAAGCCATACACCACGCCATAGAACGCTTTAACAATAAACCAATACAAACTATCAATAAACATGATTATCAACGCTTTGTAAATGATATAAGCGCACAGTATAGCAAGAATTATATTGATAGCATTATAGCCTCTACGAATATGATATTTAAGTACGCATATGATATGAAATTAATAAGAATACTGCCTAGCGAGGGTATTAAACGACCTAAAAAGAAAGTTAGTGTGGAAGAATTAGAAGATACTGAGATACATAAAAAGTTTCTTGAAAAAGATGAATTATTTCAATTCCTGGAGGTTGCTAAAAATCACCATTCACCCCAAAACAGCTTTGAGGTGTTTTGTACATTAGCATATACAGGCATGCGTGCAGGTGAATTATTGGCATTGAAGTGGTCTGATATAGACTTTGAGAATAACACTATCAATATTACAAAGACTTATTACAATCCAAATAACAATAAAAAGCAATATCAAATACTTACACCAAAAACTGAAAGCTCAATCGGAAAAATTTCAGTGGATCCTCATGTGATTAAATTACTTAAAAATTATAAAACCGACGTGCAGGACACATGGAAAAACAAATTGTATGTAGATAATAATTTCGTTTTTACTGATGTTAACGGCTACCCTCTTGTAATTAAAAAACTACAATTATGGATAAAAGCTATACTTAAAAAGACTGACATAACTAATAAACAAATAAGCACTCATTCATTTCGTCATACTCATTGTGCGTTACTTATAGAGGCTGGTGTGCATATTAAGGAAATACAAGAACGCTTGCGCCATAAAGATATAAATACCACTATGAACATCTACGCTAAGATTACGAACTCATACAAAAAAGACGCTTCCCAAAAGTTTAGTAAACTCATGGAAAACGTCTCAAAAGATTTATTTTAAAATTTCTATGACCAAATTATGACCACCCAATATTACAAACTTTATAAAATCAGCGTTTAACAGTCATTTTACATCATTCCTGGCATGCCACCCATGTTAGGTTGGTCATTATTTTTTTCTGGAATTGATGCTACAACCGCTTCAGTCGTTAAGAACATTGCTGCAACACTTGCAGCATGTTGTAATGCTGAGCGTGTTACTTTAGTTGGATCAACGATACCTTCTTCTAACATATTAACCCACTCGTTTGTAGCAGCGTTAAAACCAACACCCGGCTCTGCGTTTTTCAAACGTTCTACAATAACAGAACCTTCTAATCCTGCATTTTCAGCAATTTGACGAACTGGTGCAGTTAATGCTTTAAGTACAATATTTACACCTGTTTCAATGTCACCTTCAGCTTCAATTTCACTTACTTTTTGGTAAACATTTACTAATGCAGTACCACCACCTGCAACAATACCTTCTTCAACTGCTGCACGTGTAGAATTTAATGCATCTTCAATACGTAATTTACGTTCTTTAAGCTCTGTTTCACTTGCTGCACCTACTTTGATAACTGCAACACCACCTGCTAATTTAGCTAAGCGCTCTTGTAATTTTTCACGATCAAAGTCAGATTCAGTTTCTTCAATTTGAGATTTCAATTGGCTAACACGTGCATCAATGCTGTTTTCGTCACCGTCACCATCAACAACAGTGGTATTATCTTTAGTTACTTCTACTTTACTTGCAGTACCTAACATATCAATTGATGCATCTTTTAAATCTAAGCCTAAATCATCAGTAATCACTTGCGCACCAGTTAAAATAGCTAAATCTTCAAGCATCGCTTTTCTACGATCACCAAAACCAGGTGCTTTTACTGCAACAGCTGTAAATGTGCCACGCATACGGTTTAGCACGATATTTGTTAATGCATCGCCTTCAACTTCATCAGCTACAATTAAGATTGGACGATTAGATTGAACCACTTGTTCTAATAAAGGTAAGATATCTTGGAAAGACGAGATTTTCTTATCTGTTACTAAAATGTATGGGCGTTCTAATTCAGCAACCATTTTATCTGAATCAGTAACCATATACGGTGATTGATAACCACGATCAAATTGCATACCTTCAACCACTTCTAGTTCAGTGTTTAGTCCATTTGATTCTTCAATTGTAATGACACCATCGTTACCTACTTTTTCCATAGCTTCAGAAATATAACGTCCAATTTCTTCATCTGCTGCTGAAATCGCACCTACTTGCGCAATTTCATTTTTATTTTCAACTTTTTGAGAATTTTCATGTAACGCTTCAACAGCAACTTTAACTGCTTTGTCGATACCTTGTCGTAAACCAACTGGGTTCGCACCACTTGTAACATTTTTCAAGCCTTCTTGAATCATTGCTTGAGCTAATACTGTTGCAGTTGTCGTACCGTCACCAGCAATTTCATTTGTCTTATTTGCGACTTCTTGAACTAGTTTAGCCCCCATATTTTCATATGGATCTTCTAATTCGATTTCTTTAGCAATCGTCACACCATCATTCGTAATTAAAGGTGCTGTAAACTCTTTATCTAATACAACATTACGTCCTTTAGGACCAATCGTTACTTTAACTGCATTTGCAAGTTGGTCAACACCACGTAACATTGCTTGACGTGCATCTTCAGAGAATTTCAATTGTTTAACCATAAATGATAAACCTCCATTTGTTTAGTTGTGTTTCATTTTCGTTCTATTTAATTTATTTATGAATTAAGTTCTGTATTATTCAATAACTGCTAAAATATCTTCTTCATTTAATACCAGATATGTTTCATTATCTCGTTTAACTTCTGTACCAGCATATTGTTGGAACACGACACGGTCCCCTTCTTTCACTTCAGGAGTCACTCTTGTACCATCATTTAATAGGCGTCCAGTTCCTACTGCAACGATAACGCCTTCGTTTGATTTTTCTTTAGCACTATCAGTTAAAACAATACCACTTTTAGTTGTTTGTTCTTGTTCTTTTTTCTCAATAATCACACGATTTCCAATTGGTTTTAGCATGATTGTTCCTCCTTAAAAAACCTAAAGTTTAGCACTTAACATTAAAGAGTGCTAACATACATTTATAATAATCAAATTTGGTCAAAATTTCAAGTCATAACCTTTTAATTAAGTTTTGTAACTTCAAGTTATTTACGATAAAATAAATTATAAACAAATATTTGGAGGAAAATTATGACAAGATTATGGGCATCATTGCTAACTGTTATTATTTATATATTGTCTCAATTTTTACCGCTTCTCATTGTAAAAAAATTACCATTTGTACAATATAGTGGCATAGAACTGACTAAAGCAGTCATTTACATACAACTTGTTCTATTTTTAATCGCCGCCACGACGATTATTTTAATTAATTTAAAAATTAAAAATCCAACAAAATTAGAATTAGAAGTTAAAGAACCTAAAAAATATATCATTCCATGGGCATTGCTTGGATTTGCATTGGTAATGATTTATCAAATGGTAGTGAGCATTGTATTAACGCAAATTTATGGTGGACAACAAGTAAGTCCTAATACAGAAAAGCTAATTATTATTGCTCGAAAAATACCTATATTTATCTTCTTTGTATCTATTATTGGTCCTTTATTAGAAGAATATGTATTCAGAAAAGTAATCTTTGGAGAATTATTTAATGCGATTAAAGGTAATCGTATCGTGGCATTTATTATTGCTACAACAGTAAGTTCATTAATATTTGCATTAGCACATAATGATTTCAAATTTATTCCAGTTTATTTTGGTATGGGTGTCATTTTTTCATTAGCATATGTTTGGACAAAACGGCTTGCTGTTCCAATTATTATCCATATGTTACAAAACGGATTTGTCGTTATATTCCAATTACTTAATCCTGAGGCTTTGAAAAAAGCCACGGAACAAGCGAATTTTATATATCACATTTTTATTCCATAATAAAAAAAACGAATCACACACGGATTATCGTCGCTGTGATTCGTTTTTATTTTTCTTTTTATTTCGCTTTACAAATAAGAATAGCATGATTGAAAATACCACCATCATAGAACATACAATTGCTAGCCAACTTTTACTATATGCAGTTGACGCACTTTTCTTATTATCTTCTTGTTTTTTAACTACTGTAAAATCGTCTTTTTCATGCGGTTCAAATGAGCGTTGTTTTGAATCCGGCTTATCTTCGGGCTTTTTCAAATCTGGCATTGATCCAATTTCACCAGTAATTAATGCGAGTACTTGTTCATCTAAATTACGATAGTACCTTTCTGATTTCAATGGATTGAAATATTGGAATCTAAAGTAATTCGATTGCTGTTGTAATCCATTTAAATATGCATTTCCGCTGAAATTTTGTTTTCGAATAATATTATAAATGTCTTCATCAGTAACTTCTCCATAATCTTTGCCCAACTTATTAATTTGATTTAAAATATACGGATTATACTTGTAAGCCCCATTTGCCAAGGCTAAAAATCGTTGGGATACAAAATCATTACCAGTAGGATTTTGTGAGTTTCCTTGATTCCCATTTGGTTGCCATTGACCTTGATTAGATCCATCTGAAGCATTTGGGTTCCATGTCCCCCCATTTTTCGAGCCACCAGAATGATTGGAATCCCCAGGTTGATCGGGATCTGGTGACGGGTTAGGATTTGGCTTTGGTTTATCTGGGTCTGGTTTTGGATCCGGTTTTGGTTTCGGGTTATCTGGATCTGGTTTAGGATTCGGACTTGAGTTTTGGTTATTTGGGTCTGGTTTTGAATCTGTACTTGGGTTTTGGTTGTTTGAGTCTGGCTTCACATTATTCGAATCAGGATTAGCATCACGACTATTCGAACCTGTTCCTTCATTACCCGTTTGATTTGATTCGTGAGGTGTCCCAGTCTCATTATTATTCATTTCACTATTTACTGATGGTGAAGTTATATTATGATTCAAATTAGTAGTTGGTTTTTCTCCATTTAAGTTATCCTTTGCTTCAACTGTGTGCGTTGCAAGCCCTAAACTACTACTACTTAAAATTAAAATACTTGTTGAAAGTAACATTTTCTTAAACCAATGATATGACATTTCACGAGACACCTCCCTTTTTCATGTAAGTATTAATCTAAGTATAATAAATATGCGTTGAAAATGCATTTATATTTGGAATTTGAAAATGAATATTAATATTCTTGAAATTTTCGTAAATATTGCTTTACAAGTACGAGTATAAATTTTATACTTAGTCTATTAAGTATTCTTTACTAAAGAAGGAGCAATAATTATGGGCTTATTTAAAAAAGATAAAAAAGCAATGACTTTTGACAATGCAATGGAAGAAAGACGTTCAATATATAATTTGAAAGATTCGATATCAATTAGCGATGACGAATTAGAATCAATGATTGCACATGCAGTTAAACATGTTCCTTCATCATTTAATTCTCAATCAACTAGAATTGTTCTCTTGTTAAATGACAACAATAATAAATTTTGGGATAACACAAAAGCAATTTTAAAAGAAGTCATGGGAGAGAATCGTGATTTCGAGCCAACTGAACAAAAAATTGATAACTTCAAACATTCATACGGTACAATTTTGTTTTATGAAGATCAAGATGTTGTAAGTGGTTTACAAGAACAAATGCCAAACTACTATGATAATTTTGCAATATGGTCAACTCAAACAAATGCCATGCATCAATTTGCAATTTGGACTGCATTAGCTACTAAAGGCATAGGTGCTTCATTACAACACTATAATCCACTTGTTGATGAGATGACTTCAAATGAATTTAATATTCCTAAAAGTTGGAAACTTATTGCTCAAATGCCATTTGGTGATATTCGTGAAGCTGCTGGCGAAAAAACATTTAATCCAGTGGAAGATCGTTTCGTAATAAAAAAATAATCAATATATTGTTAGGAATGGGACAGAAATGATAAAGAATCATTAGTTATTCATTATGTAGTAGTTCTTACACATTAGCCGCTGCTAATGTGCACTTAAGAATAGGAATACATGAGTAAAACTCATGTATAAGAAATACTAATTTCTAAAGAAAAAGTATTTCTTTATGTTAGAGCCCACCCCAACTTGCATTGTCTGTAGAAATTGGTGTTCCAATTTCTCTATGTTGGGGCCCCATCAACTACTGTCAATATAACTTTGTAGAGCCTAGGACTTTGATTTTATGTCTTGTGCTCGTTTTTTGCGTTTCAACATAACTTTTAGTAAGTTATATATAAGATCTATCAAGGATGTGATGTTATGAAAGTCCAAATTTATCAATTACCGATTGTTTTTGGAGATAGTTCTAAAAATGAAACTCAAATAACGCAATGGTTCGAAAAAAATATGAATGCTGAAGTAGATGTAGTCGTTTTACCTGAAATGTGGAATAATGGCTATGATTTAGAGCATTTAAATGAAAAAGCAGATAATAATCTAGGACAAAGTTTTTCATTTATTAAACATTTAGCTGAAAAATATAAAGTCGATATCGTAGCTGGGTCAGTTTCTAACATTAGAAACAATCAAATATTTAATACAGCTTTTAGTGTGAATAAAAGTGGCCAGCTGATTAATGAATACGACAAAGTTCATTTAGTTCCTATGTTAAGAGAGCATGAATTTTTAACCGCTGGCGAATACGTAGCTGAACCCTTTCAATTGTCTGACGGTACTTATGTGACCCAACTTATCTGTTATGATTTACGTTTTCCAGAATTATTAAGATATCCTGCTCGTAGTGGTGCTAAAATTGCATTTTATGTGGCGCAATGGCCTATGTCACGTCTTCAACATTGGCATTCATTACTAAAGGCACGTGCAATTGAAAATAATATGTTTGTCATTGGAACTAATAGCACTGGATTCGATGGTAACACAGAATATGCTGGTCATTCGATAGTTATAAACCCAAATGGAGATTTAGTTGGAGAATTAAATGAATCCGCAGATATTTTGACTGTAGATTTAAACTTAAATGAAGTAGAACAGCAACGCGAAAATATACCTGTATTTAAAAGTATTAAATTAGATTTGTATAAATAAGAAGCGCCCGAAATAATATTTAACACATGTCATGACTAAACATAGATTTATGAGAGATTTTTCATAAGTCTATGTTTATTTTTTTATAATAGATAACTCAGTAAGAACCCATTTCGCCCTTTGCAAATGAATGATTTTCTTAATTAAATTGATTAATTTTTTGACCTTTTCCAACATTAGACTTATTCATATATTTTAACGGCGGGTCTCATAATGATGATTAACTCATCCCTTCTTCATTACAAAAAAGGCCGCGAGCTTGGGAGGGGCTCACTGATATGCTCCCCCTATAGTAGACACTAAAAAAACAAAACTATAGGGGGAGCATTCTTATGTCTAAATATCTCGAAAGTGACATT